ATATTAGTCTATCGGATTCTTTCCATTTTCTAGAATCCTTAAAAATATTATAGTATATTATTTGTAAAATAATATAATTTTTTACGCATCTTCCTCGCTGTCCTCTACTTCAATTTCCTCTTCCTCTTCTTCGACTTCTTCGACTTCTTCGACTTCTTCGACTTCTTCCTCTTCTTCCTGTAATTCAACATCGCTTTCAAGTTCTTCTACTTTGACATTATCTAGGTTATCTCGCTTGTCTAGATTGGAAGGTATCGTATACTTAAATTTAAATCTCTTGCATTCTTCAATATCATCATCTGTTAGTTCAGAAATGGTTCCATCGTCTTGTTGTTTTCCGATAACCGTTTCCGTTTTACGATCGAAAACTAAACCAGTCTGTGGATGTTCTAAATTACCATGTGCATTTCGTCGTACAGGAATACAAGGAATATCAGCGATTAATTTCTTGATAATATCAGGCTTTCCTTTGAAGTCCTTTTCCTTCTTCTCTTCTTTTTTAACTACCTCTTTTTTGGTTACCTCTTTCTTTTCTACTTCCTTTTTACTTTCTTCTTCTTTTCCTAGTAATCGGCTAATTAGGAGTTCTTTTGTACCAGTACACTTATAGCCGCGAGACTTACACAAAGCTACTAATTCAGCTTTGTTAGCCTTGTGTAAACGTTCAATACTGACATCAGACATATCTACTAAAGACTTTTGGGAATCTTTAACGGGAATTTTAGGCTTACTTAAACTACTTTCATCCCATAAAGAAATGAGCTCATCTAAATTTAGATTATATTTTTCGGCAATGGTATTCACATAAGATTGAATAACGTCATTTACGCCTTTGAATAAGGTTTGACTTAGAGACATTTATTGTTTTTTCTTTACGAATTTTTAAATATCATTTTTAGCTTTAAAAGTTTGAATGAAAAGATAAATGCCCGTTGAGACAGAACTTTATGATTTACTCGGTGTATCGCCTACTGCATCTGCCGAAGAAATTAAGAAAGCTTATCGGAAAAAAGCTTTGGAATTTCACCCAGACAAAGGCGGAGACCAAGAAATGTTTAAAAAAATAAATGCAGCCAATGAAATCCTTTCAAATCAGGAAAAAAGAACTTTATACGATAACCAAGGCAAAAACGGCCTAAAATCATCTGGAAACGTTCCCGACGATGTACTTTCTACTATGTTTGGACACCTCTTTCAGAATATGAATGGTTTTGGAGGCATTTTCCAAAACGTTTTCCACAACGTCATATCCAAAACACAACCTATTTATCATGAATATAATGCTACATTAGAAGACCTCTGCACTCGCAAAATTGTAAAGTTAAAAATATCACGTCAAAGACTTTGTTCGTGTGATAAATATAAAGAATGTGGAGATTGTCAAGGACAAGGTGTAAAAACACTATCTAGAACTCTAATGCCTGGCTTTGTACAACATTTTAGACAGCCTTGTAACTCGTGTGAAGGACAGGGGAAAAATTATTTTTCTTGTGAAAATTGTAAAAAGGGAATTTATACTGAAAGTAAAGTTGTCGAACTCCATTTAACACCGGATATTGAAAATGGGTATAAATATGTGTTTGCAAATGAAGGAAACCAAAGTAGAAATTCACAGCCGGGAGACTTTATTGTAAAAATATCTTATGTGTCTCATCCGGTATTTAAGGTAGAAGGAAAAAATCTATTATACACTAAAACACTTTCCCTGAAAGAATCCCTATGTGGACATAGTTTTACGCTTTCTCACCCGTGTGGAGAAACGATTACATTATCTACAAAGGACATCACAACGCCAGATATAGTAAGAACAGTGCAAAAAGGATTAACGGAAAATGGATTTTTACAGATAAGGTATGTTATAGTTTTTCCAGAAAGTCTTTCTGAAGAGCAGAAGGAAATATTATATAAAACTTTACCGTAAAATAAAAAATGCCTGTTTATGTTGTTTACGAAGTCGTAACATATCTTTCACGTACGCAAGTTAAAATAGTAGCTGTATTTTCAGAAGAGAATAAAGCGCAAGAATATGTAAGTGTGAAAGGGTTTGGACGTTATTTACAAATTCAAGAAACGGAGATGAATCCTAGTGTTTATATATTTCGTTCCGCTGTTGATTATATCACTTAATTTTTATATGTTTTACACATAAAAATCTATTGGGTAATCTGAGTAACGTAACGAATCCTACACGTAGCTTCTAGCGTGTCATAACTTACAACAAACCAACGGTAAGTACTTGTTAGGTTCATGGTGTAAGAATCTTCTTCTTCAATCTGGTATGTCCTATCCCTATCGTTATACATATTTAGTAAAGTATTCCTAGCCTTTTCGCGTGCATCAGTCAAAGTTTTAGCGTAAAAATAAGGAACATTGTTAATACAAACTACATAGATTTGACTATCCGGAATAGGAGAATAAATAAACTTTTCCTCCTCTTCTTCAGTATCTCCTCCGGAATCTTCCTCTTCCTCTTCTTCCTCTTCTTCCTCTTCTTCCTCTTCTTCCTCTTCTTCCTCTTCTTCCTCTTCTTCCTCTTCTTCCTCTTCTTCCTCTTCTTCCTCTTCTTCCTCTTCTTCTTCCTTCTTATTGTCTGGTATTTCAGAAGTCATTTCTTTATTCTTTTTTTCTTCACATTGGACTTTGTTTTCGTGACAATTGCAATTGCATGATTTCTTTTCGGCTTCAATAATTTCCGGCTCAGCGGTTAGAGAGTCTACAATTCCCATTTTATATATAGCTATAAAAGTTTTAAATTAAAAATTCAAAGCTTATACAATATCCGTTTAGTTTCCGCTTGTAATTTTAAAAATGATTTTTTTTAAATCTTCGCAATCTATAATAAGCAACATGGATCACACTATTAAAAAAATATTGAAATCTAACCAGGTAGATGGCATTTTTCATACCCACGTATCTCTTTGCCGTCCAAAAGGTAAATTTCAGTTTAATCGTCAAACTCTAGAAGAGTTCTGGGATTCATATTGTACTATTATGAAATCTAATCCAGACTATATTACAGGCATCGCCGAAAAATCTCAACAATATCTTCCCGTCCTAGCTGACATAGACCTCAAAATCCGAGACAACGGTGAACAAATCGATGACGCTCTCTACACCGAAGACCAACTCAAAGCCGTTGTAGAAATCTACCAATCCACTCTCCGCCAAATCGTAGATAATCTATCCGACAATGACCTCACATGTGTCTGTCTTGAAAAGAAAATGTACCAACAAAGCAAAAATGACAACGTCTACTTTAAACACGGTTTTCACCTCCATTTTCCCTATATTTTTCTTAACAAAGTCGACCAAGAAACACAACTTATTCCCCGTATTCAACAAGCCATCGGTGACCTAAAACTGTTCAAAGAAATCACCGAAGACTCCGCTTCTGTCATCGACAAAGTCTGCTGTAAAGTCCCTTGGCTTCTCTACGGCTCAAGAAAAAGCGAGGAACACCAACCTTACCGTGTGACTAAAATCTACGATTCAGAACTAAACATAATCAACCTTGAAAAAGCTTTTAAAAATTATCAAATCTTTGACCAGAAAGAACAGCTTATCCAAATCAGAGGAAAAATTGAACACTATCTTCCTCGAATTCTTTCCATTATTCCTTATGGTCGTTCAACAAAAGAAATTAAACGTGGTATCACCTCTCCCATTAAAGAAAAGTTAAAGAAAGAACAGCGAAATGTAAGTACCAGTAACCATAAATTAGGCGTAGAAGAAAGCTTAGCGGTAGCACGTCGTCTTCTTCCTATGATCTCTTCTTTTAGAGCCGAAGACCGAAATGAATGGATGAATATCGGTTGGATTCTCTATAACATCAGCGAAGGTAATCCAGATGGACTTGAACTGTGGTGTGAGTTTTCTTCTCGTTGTGAAGAGAAATACGATGAAAATGTGTGTATTTACCAATGGGAACGCATGACTAAGCGAGATATTGGGCTAGGAACTTTACGTCATTATGCAAGTGTTGATAACCCGGTTGAGTACAAGAAATACAAAGAAGAACAAACAAATAAATATGTGTTAGAATCTTTGGATGGGTCTCACAATGATGTAGCTAAAGCACTTTTTGCTGATTACAGCGATGAGTTTGTGTGTGCTAGTGTTTCAAATCGTATTTGGTTTCAGTTTTCTAATCATCGTTGGGAACAGATAGAAGAAGGTGTTTTTCTACGAGAAAAAATTTCTGGGCGTATCGTTAATAGATACATTGAAATGGCTAAAAAATTGTATGATGAGATGAAAGGTGGACAGGACAAAGCTAGGGAAGCGATGACACAAGCACGTATTAAAGCTGTAAATAAGATGATCGCTAACTTGAAATCAGCACCGTATAAAAGTAATGTGATGAAAGAGGCTATTGAGGTATTCTACGACCCAAAGTTCCGTGAAAAACTAGATGCTGATCCTTATTTAATTGCTTTTAAGAATGGAGTTTACGACCTTCGGATGAATTACTTCCGTCCTGGTCGTCCGGAAGATTATCTTTCTAAAAATATGCCTATTAACTATGTAGATTTTTCAGAAGATGATGAAAAGGTTCACGATGTGTCTACTTTTCTTGAGCAAGTCTTTCCTGATAAATCTGTCCGAAACTATTTTCTCGATGTTTCTTCGGATATTTTTGTGGGTGGTAATCATGAGAAAATTGTTCTTTTCTGGACTGGTGAAGGTGATAATGGTAAATCAGTTACGCAGTTATTTTTTGAGCTGATGATGGGTAAACTTGCGATTAAGCTAAATACAAATATCATTACAGGTAAAAAGCCGTCTGCGGGAGCGGCGTTTGCAGATTTAGCTCGTGCTGGAGGAGGTGTCCGTTGGGCGGTTCTTGAAGAACCAGATGCGGATGAAATGATTAACACAGGCATCTTTAAACATATGTCAGGTAATGACTCTTTCTATGCTAGAGATCTTTTCGAAAGAGGAAAAGATGGACGTGAAATCAAGCCCTTATTTAAGCTTGTGTTTATTTGTTTGGCAGAAGGAACTAAGGTATGTTTACCTCAAGGTATTTCTCTTTCGATTGAAAAACTTAAGGAAAATACGTCTCTTCTTGGATATGATATTTCTAAAGATTTAATTAGAAACATTAAACAAGAACATCTTCTAGAAAAAGGAACACACAATTGTTTCAAAATGACACTGCAAGATGGTAGAACGATCACTTGCACTCCTGATCATAAGTTTTTAACCTGGAATGGGGAATGGATTAAAGCGTGTGATATTAAAGAAGACACTAGTTTACGTGTAACTATAGAATATCCTAATTGCGATGATATGTTTGAACAGTCTAATTATAGATTGTTTAATTACGACTTGAATTTGTTTGAAAATCGCTGTAAAATTATGGCTCTTTGCAGGGTAATTGGATGGGTATATAAAAATAAATATAACGAAATATACAATCCAAATTTAATTAGCGACTTGAAGTTATTAGGAGATAAGTACATATCTATATTAGAAAAAGTAAAAAGTCTTGATATTCCATCGTTTTTATACAGCTGTCCTAAATTTATGTTAAGAGAATTCTTATCTGTATATCTAAACCCTTACTTAAACTTAGAATCCAATGTAGTAGTTTTAAGCTGTAATGACCCTGAAATTAATCTACAGAAACTTTTACAGATTTTCGATATAAATATGGATAATATGAAAATGAAGGGAGATGATGTGATTAAATACATTGAGAATATTGGAATACGCTACGATAACGATAGTTCTGCTAGACTATGTTTATTATCAACTTTAATGAAATACAAAAAATTTACAGGAAAAGATTATAAAGATTTCGCAGAAGAATCAACTATTGATATCCTTCTTAAGAAGGATAAAATAGAAAATAACCCATGTTTTAAACTAAAAGTTGTAAGTATTGTTGAGAGTGATAAACATCCTGTTTATGATATAGTAGCAGAAGAACCTTATAGCAACTTTATAGCTAATGGAATTGTTACCCATAACTGTAATAAGCTTCCCCGTATGAAAGCTGCGGATAAAGCTGTTTGGAATCGTGTACGTGTTATTCCTTTTGAAGCGACTTTCTGTCGTCCTGATAATCCTGCTCCTGAAAGTTATGAAGAGCAGTTGCGTCAGAAACGTTTTCCTATGGATAAGCAATTTGGGAAAAAGATTCCTAACCTTGTAGAAGCTTTTGCTTGGTATCTTTTACAACATCGCTTAAAGATTATGAATAGCCCTCGTGTTGAACCTGAGAAGGTTCGTTCTGCGACTGAAATCTACCGCAAGCAGAACGATATCTACCGTCAATTCGTGGATGAAAGCATCGCTGAGGATAAGGATAAGTGGATTTCTCTTGTTGAGCTCTACAACTTGTTTAAAGAGTGGTTTAAGGACAGCTTGCCTGGGCATAGTGTTCCTGTTAAAAATGAGATTGAAGAATACTTTTCTAAGATTTGGGGAACTCCAGATTCTGGTAAGAAATGGAAGGGTTATAGGCAGCGTACTATTCAAGATGATATTGATTCGGGTGAAGCTATCGTTCTTACGGAAGAAGATCTAGTCTCTTATGAGGAGAAAAAAGAACAGTAATTTAGTTAAAAATATAGATACAGATATGTATGTGCCTAAAGTAGATGCGGGTGTATACATGGAAAAGAAGAATACTACAAGTTAAATAGATGGAATTGTTATTAATTATTTATCTAATATAAATAAGTTGATGGAAGCGGTCTATTATTCTGCTAGAAAAACAGCAAGAATTACAGATATATATCCACATGACGTTCTAGGGTCTCATCGCGGGCCTCATAAGCAACATAATAGACATACACCTTATTAGAGAAGATGAAGAAGAAGATTCGGCCTCCGCTGTAATCTAAAATTTTATTATAATTCTATAATAAAATGAATGTTAGAGATGTAATACAGTGTGTTGAAAATATAGTAGGGGATAAAGCAGTTAAGAAATTAAAACGAAAAAATATAGATAATGTTATGAAGGTCCCTTTTACAGATATAGATGATATTACTAAACTATATAAGTTAGATAGTTGGAATTGGATATTTCTTGCTGTTAACTACTTAAATAATATAAACAAGTTGATGGAAGCGGTCTATTATTCTGCTAGAAAAATAGCAAGAATTAGAGATATGTGTACAGGTAAAATAGAATTTGTTACCGATAGAGAAGAGTATTATATTGGTACAACAAAACTTGGATTTTTTTTGTTAAACGACACTGAAAACACTATATTATTTTTAACAAAATTGCACAACCGTATTCAAGGTAAAAAAATATGCTCTATTGTCGTAATATTTGAAAAAGAAGGTAAAATAGGCGAAAACCCTTTAGAATTAATTCGTCATGCTAATATGCTTTTCATAGAAAATAAAGAAGCTGAAAATACTCTAAATCTATACCTTTACGACCCACATGGATCAGAACCAGAATTATTTGGACAAGAATCTAATATATTTTTAGATTGGTTAAAAACATTATATGAAACTTTATATAGCAGAAAGACTGTAAACATCATAAAGAGAGAATCATTTTCCTGTCCTATAGGAATACAAGGAGTTATACCGGAACTAGAAATGGGTAAAGAAGGATACTGTGTTACATACAGTTATTTCTGGCTCTACATAATCTTACACTGTTCTAACTCTATCCCAAACATAGACTTAAATACCTTAATTTCCAATATAGAAAAAACGGTAATTGGATATATACAAGATCCCCGTATTTTCGCGGAAAAAATATATTCTTTTGCAGAGAGTATTGTCAGTGTCGCTCATGACAATATACCAGATAAACAAAACTATTTCAAAGGGTTAAATGACTATATGGTATCATTTATACAAGAAAAAATGCAACATACTCCAGTTGAAAAATTACCTTATGTTGATCTAATAGAAGACCCTTATAATCTTGCCGATAGCGAGGAAGAAGATGAAGAAACAAGATACATAGATACAAGTCAGAAAAGTAGTGGAGGTAGAAAATTTGGTCATGCGAACGGAGTTGAGGAATTTGCCGCAGATTTTTCCGACGACGAAGAAGAATCTGAAGAAGAACCTGAAGAAGAACCTGAAGAAGAAGTAGAAGAAGAAGAACCCGAAGAAGTAAAAAATGAACAACGAGAATTTTTTGCAGAAGGAATACCGCGACCTAAACGACAACGAAGATTTGTATTAAATAATTCTATAATAAATGAGTCTTTTAGAAACAATTAGAAAATTTTTCAATATACAAACTGGTACTGATTTAGCTAAAGAATGTATAATTTCTGTAGTGAAGAAATTAGAAGAAAAAGTTAAAAATATAGACACCGATATGATTATACCTTCTGGCGTTTCTAGAATCTATACTTTAGATAGATGGAATTGGACCTTACATGTTATCGATTACTTAGAATTAAAAAATAAGCTCATGCAAAGTGTCTATTATTTAGCTAGAAAAATAGAAAGAATTCCAGATATGTGTACAGGTGAAATAGATTTTTTTATCAACGATGAACGTAAAGAATATAGTATTTACAGTACAAGTTATATAATAACAGCAAACGATAATAAATTTTCCTTAGAAGATCCTAAATACTTAGATTTCTTAAAAGAATTTCACTCTCGCATACAAGGTAAAAAAATATGCTCTCTTAGCATTGGATTTTTTAAATACAAAGACGCCAAGTTACAGAAAGGACACGCCACCATGCTTTTCATAGAAAATAAACAATCTGAAAATACTCTAAATCTATACTTTTACGACCCACATGGCGCAGGAGACGTATTTTACAAAAGAGAAAGTTTCATATTTTTATCATGGTTACGAACTTCATATCAAAGGCAATATAGAGGAACTACTGTAAATATCATAGAAAGAGAAACATTTTCCTGCCCTAGAGGAATACAAGGAATTATACCAGAAACAAAAATGGGTAAACAAGGATACTGTATTATGTATAGTTATTTCTGGCTCTACATAATCTTACACTGTTCTAACTCTATCCCAAACGTAGACTTAAATACCTTAATTTCCAACATAGAAAAAACTGTAATTAGTTTAATAGGAAATCCAGAGCTTTTAGCACAAATAATATATGTTTTTACAGAGAATATTGTTAGTATAGCTCACGATAATATGCCAAACCTAAAAGACTATTTCGAAGAGTTACATACGTTTATGCTGGAAAATATGAAAAATAAACCATCTCAACCTGTAACACCACTGGAAGAAAGACCACCTATACATGGAGAAGAACATGATACATACACACGTCGTAAAGACAATGAAACATGCACTAATAACAAAGATTGTATGTCTGACTGTTGCTCTAAAAAATCTGGAAAATGTAAAGCACCTAAATACTATGGAAAACGTGATACAGATTGCAAAGACGAAAACGAACCTAATAGATATAAACCTTATTAACTTATTATTTTTTCAAACGAAAAACAAGCACTGATCTGTGCTAATGGATTTGGCTCGGTTGGCGAATACATATCCACTGTATCTGTCTTGAATAAGTCTCCATCAGGATGATATACAGAAAATCTAAAACTATCACTAGGACTTATTCTTAAAGTATGAGTCATTCCATCCCCATCTATTTTTATAAATGGAGATATCTCCGGTTTAACAGTATCATCTACAACAGCTCTAAATAACATCCTAGATGAATTAGGATTATTAGAATATATAATATTCATACTTTGCGTAGTTCCTTTAGAAAGTTGTAATAATTCAACATAGAAATAAGGATAAAAAATAGCTCTTCCTCCTCTCCCTGATTTTAAAACAGTATTAGGAAGTATAAGATTTAGAAGTTCTATTTTATATTCTGCCTGTTCATCTACTACAGTAGATCCAGTAAAATTAAACTGCACTGCATTATCTCGAGAAAAAGGCAAACTACTAATCGGTTCTGGTATCTCCTTTCTTATAGCAAACTTTTTGCCATACTCAAATAAAGGGGGAATAGGCACAATAACAGCAGTAGACCAATCTTCTCCCGGAGGTGTAGGGGAGTCTAATGTTGCTAATCTAGTACTTGCGTCAAACGCAGTTATTTTCCTATACGTTCCCGTATCTAAGTTTTGTATATAGTAATTTATATAATAATTATCACCTCCTAATCCAGGAGTTTCAAGTTGTTTAGGTTGCGGATCTAAAACGACAGGAACAACCATAGTATCTATGCCATACTTATTCGAGCCTGGAACAAACATCTTTATTACAGTATTTAGAGTATCTGTAGGTAACGGTGTTGGATTCTGTATGTAAAACCCATAACTACTATTACACACATTATCTGGTAAAGGTGACTCTATCGTAACAATAGCATCATTTAATGTAATGGGTACATAGTCTATAATTCGACGACTTACAATTCCAGTAGGAAGAGCTTTACTCAAAGAACATCCAACATAATAATTTCTTATTTGACGAAAAAAATCCCCACCTACATCACTTGTATAAATCTGAAATCTAGTTGTCCCCGATAAAAAGCCAATAATTGCCGTTCCAACTGGATTAGCCCATACACCAATTAACTTATTTGGAAGAACAGGAGGAGGGGGTATAAAAGGTCCTGATGGAATATATTCTTTAAACAAATTATTCCAAACTAATATAGGCGATGCGTTAGAAACTGGATCATTTGCAGTTGAATAACTATTTCCTTGTCCTGACTGTGACATCTCTACTATAAAAGTAGCTGGTTCTGGATAGAGAACTCTATCTCTGTAACTAGAATCAATCTCTAAATAACGTACAGAAGTTGTCAAAGAGGAAGAAATCATTTATATTATAATTCTAATTTATATATTTAAAATAATTATATATGGGAGATCTTATATTTATCTCTATTTGCGAAAAATGTAATATGGAATTCCACCCTCACGAAATGGATAACGACTTGGAATTCTGTTCCAACTGTACCTTGTTATCAGACATGGAAAATCTTACTTTAGAAAGCGATAAAAAAGTCCTTTCCGTAGATATTGGCATTAAACATCTTGGACTATCGTATTCCTTACTAGACCGAGACTATAAATTTAAAAAATTATTATGGATAAATCTTATAGATATAACTATCTTTGACTGCCTTCCAGATTGCCATCTTTTTCACACCAACACTCTTACCGATAGAATAGCACACGTTATTCACAAGTATCACAGCATCTTTGACTCCGCTGAAGTTGTCCTAATCGAACGCCAACCACCTCAAGGTATTACAGCTCTAGAACAGATTATTTTCTCAGCATTTAGAGAAAAGGCTGTACTAATATCACCTGTAGCCGTTCATAAGTATTTCGGAATGAGAGAATGCGACTATGATACACGAAAAAAAATATCGGTAAATATAGCTTCTAAATATATTTCAGAGAGGTTTGGAAATATATTCAAATCATATAGTCGTCAACATGATATAACTGATACTATCTTATTCACACTTTACTGGGCTCATTGCATGGGACTAGAAAGGGAAAACAAACGGTTAGAAGAACGGAGAAAACTGGCTATGAACAAGTATAACAAAGGTCTTGGAATGTCTATGGATGATTTTTTCGATCGTTTCCGTTATATTCCTAAAATTTAGTCGCTCTTTTGAACAATCTGACATAGTCTACTAGTTTTTGTTTTCTTAGCTCATTGCGTTGTACTATATCTGATATCCATTCGGCCTTTACAATGGTTTTCTCTGTTAGTTTCTCATCTTCGTATGATTTTGCCTGTCCATATAGTACATAATCTACTGAGTCTTTCAGCTGTACTAAATCACCCATTGTTATCGGACTCTTTCGTTTAAAGAAGCAGAAAAGTACCCTATTCTTATTTCTAAGCTGTCCTAGTAGTCTGTCGTAGTAGACTTTTTCAAAATCAGAAAGCATATATAAAATGTTATTATTATAATAACATTTTTTTCAATTTATCCATATTTTTCTAGAGTCATTTTCAGCCATGATATCTGTAATTGGATATGCCTTAATAGGCTTATTTTCTGTGATAATAATTCCAGCTGGAGGAATCGGATCCCCATACAAAATATAGTTTTTTATTTCAAGAAGCCTACATAAGTCTTTCCATGTCCTCTTATTAGATGGTATGTTCCTTAGCCTAACTAGTTCAGACCTATATGCTTCTAGTCGTTGCTGACTCATTTTATACTATTTATTAGTATATTTGTATTATTTTTCAATTTTTCTCTCTTAAGACTCTCTAACATTTTAGCTTTTCTAAAGTCATTTTCAGCCATAATATCTGTAATAGGAACTGCAATTAGTGTCTTACTTTCATATTTTTCATTATAGTTACTAACTATTTCTGGTCCATAAAGAACATAGTTTACTATATCCAATAAGTCAGCCACATCTTTCCATGTTCTATTTTTTATAGGAATTTTAACTAATCTATCTATTTCTACCATTTTTTCTTTTCGTCTACTGTCATTCGTTCCACTCCTAATCGCATGCATATTTCTTTCAGGTAGACCTTGTGGAACCATATAAGCAGTACTACCTCCTCCTCCAAAGTTCATATGTACCGAATCCGTTATTTGTAATTTGTCCATTAGTTTATTATACTCTTTATCAATCTGTTTATGTTCTAGATCCATTTTAAATACATCCCCAGACGAAGAATAAATAGAACCAAGAGAATCAGAAGATTCTTGTTGCTGTCTCTGTCTTACATTACCTAGAGGTACTGGTCTCGGAGGAGGAGACCCTTCAGAATCTGGAGGTGGCTGTCCCCGTCTTACATTACCCAAAGGCACTGGTTTCGGGGGAGGAGACCCTTCAGAATCTGGAGGTGGCTGTCCCCGTCTTATATTACCCAAAGGTACTGGTCTCGGGGGAGGAGACCCCGACGAAGAAGACCCTGAAGAAGACCCTGAAGAAGACCCATAAAATGAAGATTCTGGTGATGGTAGTTCATCTATCGTTTTTTGATAAATTAGATTTATAGGTCCAATTATATTGTGTATAAAATCTATATTATATTCATTCTCCGGAATTTTACGATTTTGCAGCCAACTACAATCATTTATTATAAAATAACCATTATTGTCATTATTTTGTGTAACAATTGTTTTATATATAATATTATAAAAAGGCTCGAAATCCTTAGGATGAGGTACATTTATATTAGGGATTCTTATACCTTGTAAAATCGCTTCATAGTCTTTTCTCATCGATAAAATATAATACAATATTTTGTAAAAGTCTATACAATATCCATCTAACTTAAATGTATTACATTGAGAATATTTACCACATAGACTATTTCTATCACATATCTTATCATTTGTTATAGGATTAATACCAGACAATACATTATATGATCTATCCCAGTCAAATAAATAAATCATCTTCTCTTCCGAAACTAAAATATTCCCACTATGTAAATCATTATGAACAGTAAGATTGTCATATAGATATTTCAAGCCTTTTATAATCTGTTTAAACAAATAAATTACATCAGCTGTTGAACACTTTTCTAAACAATCTGTAAATTTTACACATTCAATATAAGGTGTAAGTATACAGTTAAACGTTAAGTCATCTAAATTAATATCATTTATCACAGGATGATCTCCCATTATCTGTGTATATTGATTTGCATCCTCATAATTTACCTTTTCATATGGATATCTCACATATATTTTAAAAGCTAATTTTAACCGATTCGCATGTGGGGTATTATCCTTAACTCCTAAGTAATTCATAATATCCATTAACGTAGTACAATTTCCCTCACCAACATACTTTAAAAAGAGAGGATATTCTTCCTTATTTTCTTCTATTTTTTTAACAATAGGAAGAATAACTTGACCATATATCTTTTTTTCGTATTCTAAAGATCCTTTATCTTTATAATATATAGGAGTTGACAAATTGTTATTATTAGTTACCCATAATTTTAACACAACAGGACTCCCTATCTGTGGATTTTTATTTACAATAATTATGGTAGGAGAAGAACTTTTCTTATTTAAAATTTCATACAAATCATTTTTTGGAGAAATAATTTCCATTTTATTAAGAGTATATATGAAAACTATAAATTTCGAAAAAAAAATCTTTTTTCAGTATTTAATAAATGTCGATTTCTCTTGAAAAGTCGGTTCGCACCTGCAGTGTTAACGTTGGCGAAGCCAATCGTATTCAGTCTGATCGTTTTCAGAATCCCAATAACATGGTTTGCATCCCCTGGAATGGTATCAACAACAAAGGCCAAGAAGTTTCTCCCGATTCTTTCTACACCAAAACTCCCGGCTGTAACAGCTCGGAAGACCGCGTTCTCGTTGAAAACGGCCTCAGACCCAAGTACTTCAACTACGTCACCCTCGGCGCCCAAGGTGTCAACGGAGACTTTTACGGCCGTACAGACAGCGACAACTTCCGCGATGCTGTCGGCCGCGACCAGTTTGACCAGAGCCGTAACCAACTTACCGGCAACTTCGGCAAGCAATGGGGCGCCAACGTCGCCTTCCAAGGCTGCACTGTCGGCGCTTACGAACGCAATATGGCCATGGTTAACCAAGCCCAACGTGGTCAAGCCTTCCTCAACAACGGCTACATGGCCAACTCCTACAGACGCGCTGGTGGAAATTAAAGTAACCTAAAACTATATTATATTGTATTTCACTGTAATACAATATCTCTCTACTTTTCCCCAAATACCCTCTTCAACTCTTCAAGACTTCTCACCCCACTCATTATACCCTGTTGCTCCTGTACATTCCTATTCGCCAACATTCCAAACGTCTGACTCGGATGCGCCGAAGACACACTTGATATCCGCGTCGCTGTATGTCCAGGCGGAGCTCTCGCTGGTGCTCTTGCAGGTCTAGAAGGAGGTGGAGGAGGGGGGTTGTCAGAAAGAAGGATTTCCCTCGCATTTAATAACTCTTCTTCCGTAATAACCGTTTTCGCCCATTCGAATACCTTTGGAGCATATCCATGATAACAGATAAAGGTGATTATATTTCCGTTCTTATTAGTATTCCAACATTGTTTAATTTCAGGAGGAGAGATTTCCTTAATTTTTTTTAAGACTAAGCTAGCTGTTATGTAAGCCTTTCTGACATCTTCAATATCGGTTAATCCATATTGTGTCATCCAATTTAGAAATTTTTTCTTACTTTCAGACGTAAGTTCATTTAGAAAAGTAAGTATATTACATTCACAACCTTTCCAGACATTTGCAGAATTGGTATTGACATACTCGTCAATAGGACCATATTGAAGCTGACCGTTTGTATTTCTTATAAAATTAAAAGTTTTATCAAGTTCCATTTATAAAAAGTCTTTATATCTTTTAGATATAAAAATAATATTTATAGTTTTTTAAAGAGAACCAGAAAGAATTTGGAACTTTACAGCCTCAGAACCAGAAACTAGATTTGTAGCCGATACGACAACAACACGTTCAAGACCAGCAAGATTGCCTGCCAATGGGCCAGTAGCAGGAGGGCCAACTGCAGTTGGGCCAGGTGCTATATCGGCATCAAAAAGAGTTTGAGAAGCACCAACAGCGCCATTATTAACACTAACACCTACACGATTTGAGCCACCAGTACTATTCTGTAAAAGAAGCTTATGACCAGCTCCACTAGGTTGTAATAGCGATAGACGAAGAAGACGCTCTTGGTTAGTCGAACGGAGGTCAAAGAGTGCTACATAAGCAGCTGCCTGTGTAGCACTATTAGTGCCTAAATTAATCATAACATCTGCAGCACCACCAGCACTGCCACTAACTAAAAGAGAGTCGATAGAAGCCTGCATCCACTGTTCTACACTTAGAGTAGTACCAGGAGATACAGCAAGAACTACAGATTGACGACGCTTGAGAGCAGCGTCAAATTCAAGCATGCGGAGATCATCACCAGAAAGGCTAGATTGAGCTTCATTGCCCGAAAGAACGGTATTGTAAACACGGTTATAACCAGTTGCCATTTTATTAATGGAAAAGAGAAAAAAAATATTATTTAAATTTTTAAGTTAAATAATCCATTAAAAAATAGTTTTAGAGAGAACCCGAGAGAATATTAAACTTAACAATCTCAGCACCCGAGCTGAGATCACTAGCAGAAACAACTACAAGGCGCTCGAGACCAGCACGAGAACCTGCACAAGAATTAGGTGCTACTGCAGTTGTGAATAGTGTTTCACTTGCAGGAGCTACAAATGCATCATCGAGTTTAATTTGAACATAATTATCACTTACACTATCATTTACTAGATTAACATTAGCAACAACTGCGGTTTGGATTGCCATACGTAAAACGCGTTGATCACCAGTAGAACGGAGGTCAAAAAGCTGAACATAAGCAGCTGCTTGAGTAGCACTATCAGTTCCAACACTAATGCTAGCCACGCCTGCTCCGGGAGGTAATAGGAGAAGAGTATCAATAGATGCCTGCATCCAGTCTTCTACCGAAAGAGAAACACTAGAACCACCTACAAGCGATACTTTAGGACGACGCTTAAGAGCAGCGTCAAATTCAAGCATACGGACATCGTTGCCCGAAAGGCTAGACTGGGCTTCATTGCCCGAAAGAACGGTATTGTAAACACGGTTATAACCAGTTGCCATTTTATTAAAGGAAAAGAGAAAAAAATCTTATTTAAATTTTTGGAAACTTAAATAATTAAAAACAAGAAAATAATACATTATGGAAAACACAACACTCCTCCTAACAACCTTCTTAAGAACCCTAGCTACCGATATAGAAAATGGGAAACTACCTGATGACAAGCTTCAACAAGTAGGAGAATTTTTTATGACTTTTCTCTTTCTACAAGACCTTGAAAAAAATAAAAAATCCGATAAAGATTTTCTTAAATTTATGACTATGGGATGGTACGTCTACAATAATCTCCAAGAAAGTTAGGAAATTCTTTATGAAAATCTTTAACAATTCCTCCATGCTCTATATAAACAGAATTACGCGTCTGAAAATGCTTATAAAGCAAAGAATAATTATCTACTAAATCTATTATTACTGGCTCTGTATCTTCCCTTCTAAAAACTCTCCCTAAATACTGTACAAAATATTGCTCAACATCTGACGCTAATATCAAGGTATTTAATCTAGGATGATCAAATCCTACTCCCGTCTTCTGAACTGTCCCAACCAAAATACGACTAGCCTGCTCAAATTCTTGTTTACTACCAATTAAACTAGTCACATCTTCCTTTTCTTCCGTTAATCTTTGTTCTATATATTTTGCTTGTTCTACTCTTTTACAAAGAATTAAAAATGTTCTTTCTGGAAAAAACTTTACCAACTTGACTATCGTTTCATTCCGTTCTGTATTTCCGCATTGCGATTCTAATACAGAACTCCAGTCTACTTTTCCCATTTTGTTTATTTTAACTTCTGGCTTGAATCCCGTATTATAACGATATACTGTATGTTTTCTGAAGAGCTTGCGAACGATTTTGTGCTTGCCAAAATACATATCAATAAGAATATCTAATCCATCTGTTCGATATGGCGTAGCGGATAACCCAAGCATATATCTAGGAGTTAAATATCTCATACACTGTGAAAGCTTATCAGCCATTATAAGGTGACAATTATGCACAACAGGACCATTTCTTCCAGCTATACTTGCTAAAATAAAGTTATGATTATCTTCTACTTCTAAATCATATACAAATTTTTCTTTTCCAAAACCGCAATTTTCTGCCTTTTTTACGCGTAAATATCCATAATTTTCATATATATTTGACCATGTATATTTATATGGGTTGTAGATAAACTGAATATTTCTAGAAGAAGGATTATTATGATAACATCTATACGTTTTACTATCATTACGTGTGCCATGGAAACGATAGCAATTGCATATATTGCAAAATAACCATTTACAAGGATATAAGCGGTTCTTTGAGATAATAATATCCTTATCTGTAAGTTTTTCGACTGGTACATATTCAAGCTTGTTGTATATTTCATTTTTCGGTCTAACAAAATCTTCCATCCATATCTTATATTCTTTAGTTATAATTTTTCCATGCATAGATTCATGTAAATAAGGAGATATCAAGCTCAACAACTTTTTAGTATTAACATTATCAATATATATAACTGGATATTTTTTCTTTTCGATAACAACCCGAGATAATACTTCATATTTTTTAAGTTTTTCCACTAGTCTCTGAACAGATTCTATTGTGAATGATTCAGTGTGAAAACGTATACAGTTTCCATTTTTTCCAATACTTCCATCATCCATATACCATATTGCAATTCCTCTCAAGTCTATCTCATCGATAATCCACTGTGGACAATCTCCTTTTTTACTTGGAAATAATTTTTCTGTATCGAACATTTTGGTACAGAAACGATATGCTGGCTTTTTTGAATATCCATTTTCCGGTACATATTCAAGGGTATTTATTCCCATTATATATGCTTTCCATTTACAATATTCATATTGAGCTTCACCGTGTATTATACGTAGTCTATATCTTCCAGAACATGGTAGTTCTGATACACAGCCATCCCCTAGAAAACTACCGAGAATAATTTGCCATTGATCAGAATTTGGAACATTTGATATATCTCCATAAGAATTATGATTTGAATAAGAAACAATTAGGTCTCCTATCGATATATCTTTAGCATATTTATATCCAGTAGATGTGAGAATTTTATGATTATCTGTACATGATATATTACGCCTTTTTCCAAAAAAAGTTAGTTTCATTAATTTTTTCCCTTCAATTGGCCTTTTCCATGTATATAAAACTTTTTTAGGTTCAAATATCTTTGTTTTTTCATTGTAAGATTGTACTATAAAAGACTTGCCTTTTTCAAACTCATTATGTATATCTTCTATGTTTTTTACTCCATTTTCAAGTAATATAGGAGTTTTTCCCGGTATACATTCATCTGTTATAACCATCCCCATGTCCTTGTAAAAACTCCTAGAATGTTTAGAAACGTTAATTGCATTCATAATATAGAAATTGACATCTTCAAGTCTTGATGACCCAGATAACACTTGTACTGTCGCTTCTGGGCAAAATTTTTTGATCGAGTCTCGCCATTGGTTAACTAAAACAACTCTGTGACATAAAATAAGGGTTTTTAGTCTGATTTTAGTCGCTATGTAGATAGCAGTTGAGGTTTTGCCAAACCCACAGGCAGCTGCGATAATTACCGATCCACAAGAGTTAAGTCTTTCGATTGCTTCTTTTTTAACCTCTTTTTGATTATCCCGAAGTTGACCAATAAATTCTACACTTTGTTCGGAAAAATTTTCACGAGGAGGACGAGAAAACTTCTTTCCATACGCAAATGGGATATATAAATCATCTCCCTCTGCTTCGTAAAGACAAATAATGTTTGGACGAGAGTTAAATGCATATTTAGATGCCTGTTGAGACACTTGGAGATCTTGGGAAAGTTTTTGTAACTGTTGTTCCGATAGGGAACTTATAACTAATTTACGAGACATTTTATTAAATAATTCAGCTTTCAAAAAAATTCAATTTACTAGTATAAACGCGTGTAAAAATTTTCTCATGTATAATAAAGATGTCTGAAAATGTTTGCGCAAATCAGGATAGGTTTAATGTAGCCGTAAGAAAGGCTATAAGAAAAAATAACGAGGATGCAGTAGAAAATTCTCAGAATTGGATTTTATTATATGTGTTGCTTATGCTAGGCTTCTTAATCTGGGCAGTTACTTTAGCCATGAAGATGCCAAAAGGACCGGAAAAGATACTACATTTGGTAATCGCTATGGTAGCTAGTCCTGTGTATGTATTAGCTTATTATCTTGGTGAAGTGAAAAAATAATGTTTTCTTATATAAATGTCGAATAGTTATGAAAGAAAAAATGTTTCTGATTGTGAGAATGGTGGTAATTACTCGAGTTTAGAAAACACCACACATTATTCCTGTGATTTACCTTGTTTATGCCGATTTTCCGATGAACGCTCAGATATGGATAAAATGTACTATAATTGGTTTGTTTTGAAGAAGCCGATGACTTTACCCCCTCCAGGAGTAAATCTTCCTAATCCAGAAAATAACTGCAATCAAAAATAATATTTTTACACAATAAATGAAAACTAAAATGAAACCTGTGTCAATTCTTATAACTGTACTAATATTCTTAGCTCTTGTTTGCTTAGTTATGTGCTGTAATAAGGATACCGATGATAAGGAGTCGTTTAAGCAGTGTATATGCAGTCAGAGAGAGGGAAGAGAACGTACTTGTCAAGATGTTACAACGGTAAATAATCTTTATGTAACGGGACAATTAACGGAAAATTCCGACCTAAAATCTCGCGGATGGACAACCATCAGCCCTGGCGATGTACAGTTTCCTCCTTCGAATGGGTGTGGATGGAGTAACGCTTCTACAGGAAAAGGCTGGCAAGCGTGGGATTTCACAGACTTTGGAAATTAAATATATATTTTTTAAAACTATATATTATAAATGTTCTGTAAAAAAGAAAATTATACCTATACCAGAAATCAACCTAAAAATGAAGCTAGCTTAAAGTTACTTCCTATGCCTACTCAATTTCCTCCCGTGGAGAGAAATGAGACTCCCATTGAGGGAACTCGCGTAGAAAATTATAATTACGGATACAATTATGCTTTATACAAGCCACCTCGCCGCGAAAATGAACCTACGCAAAGAGAAGAAAAGATGTGGAAAGGTGTGATGTAAATTTTCCATTTATAACTAAATGTCTAATTATAAATGTGGCTAAAAATATTTCTCATTACAGTAGTAATCTTATTTACTACTGTACTTGTCGTTAAGAGATTTGCGTATTTTAGACCTTGTTATGATTTCACCGCTCCTTTAGAAAACTACCAAGATGTATACGAAGGCAACCTTCATGCTTGGTATAGAAAAGGATCATCTGGAAAAGTCATTCTTTTCTGTCATGGAAATGCTGGGAATCTTTCTTACCGCCAAGATAAGCTTATAGAACTTATTAAAATGGGACACTCTGTCTTAATCTTTGATTACAGTGGTTTTGGGCAAAGTAAAGGCATCCCGAATGAACAACTATGCTATGCCAACGCGGACCTGTTCGTTAACTATCTAAACCGAAAAGGATATAAAATGTCTGATATCATACCTTACGGAGAAAGTTTAGGTGCCGCTGTCGCTTCTTACATATCTAGAAAATATAATTTACAGATGGTCATTATAGAGTCTGGCTTACCGGGTATAAAATACCTAATAAAGTCATGGCATCCATTACTCTTTTTCTTAGGGGGTATTTTTAGCGAGTTTGATACTGTTTCTTATTTAGATGGATACAAAGGGAAAATTCTAGTTTTGCACTGCATTAACGATGAGATAGTTCCCTACAAGATAACCGAAAAGATGAGAGACTTGGCTACAAAACATATACAGATGGAAGGCACTCATAACAAGCCAATAATACCTTGGAAAGAAATAGAAGAATTTATAACTGAATAGAAATTGAAAAATATTTTCTTCTGTTTAAAAAGAATAAATGTCCTATAATCAGCAAGAACATGAATTTCGCAAAAAATATGCTAAGCATCTTATTCCAAATATATATCATGCGACAAGTCATGCGACAAGTGATGATGTAAAAAATTACGATTGGATGGATGAAAAAATTCTTATAGAACTTATCGATAAGAATATTACTTTTTTTCTCAGTACTCAAAAATTTCAAGATGTTCTAGAACCTATATATAGACAACAAAATTTTTATCAACCAGGTACAGTAGACGAATTCCGTTCAAATAAGTTTTTATTTTCAGATAAATTCTGGGCCTTTCTTTCATTTCATTTATGCAGATTTGTATGGCGTGAATGTATAGTTTACGAGCAGAAACGTCTTATTATTTCGTGCATAGAAAATCTAAAAATTAGAGAAATTAAATTTTTGGTGCAAGAAGTTAAAGTCAGTGTAAATCCTATCTTAACAGATAGGGAAGATTTACAAGGTATTGATTGGCCTCTTAAATATTGTATACAAAAATACGAAAAATATCCTCATGAAATGAAAGAAATTTTAGAGATACTACTACCTAATCTAGATGTTAAAGTTGTGCGTGGAGGTAAAGATATATGGAGTTATGTAGATCAAATTAAGTCCTCTATTTACAGAAAAGAAATAGAGAATATTTTAGGGAAAAAAGAGGAAATTGATTACAAACTTGAATATGAAAAGGCAAAAATAGAAATAAATGGTTTGAAAGCTCAACTTCAAGGTCAAAAAGACTTGATTAATACGTTACAGGCTGTAATTATTAGCAGGGGAAATAAGTAGATTAACCAAATATAGTAGTTTGTGAAAAGTTGTTAACTGCATAAGCAATATGGTCTAACATTTTCTCTCCATAGGTAGTTTTCCATTCTAACAACTTTTTTGCTATACTTTTTCTTATAAATTTAACGTATAGTTCTCCGCCATCTGTCATTTGCGAGATGACATCTTCGTCTTTGCAGGTGGAAAGTTCTTTAGTTAGGTATTGTTTTACAACGGAAGCGCATTGGTCTTTATCACTTATTCTTATACAAAGAGACTCATCATCGGTAAAGCCCTGTATAACATTCATAAGTCGGGCAAGATGACCAGTAGTGCAATGTCCTTTCATTTCTTTCATTTCTTCTAAAAGTCTTTTTTCAAGTTCTTCTCGGTCTTTGTGTTCCCCTATCCAAAGCCATACGCACAGAAACGCGTCAAGCATGGAGAGTCCATCGGAGAAGATTGCTGTTGATTCTTTGATATACACACAGAAGCTGTTTATAAGTTCTTTTTTAAGGGGGTATTTGGAACATAGTATGGATTCTACTGAAAAGAGAATGGATTTTTTGTGTAGAAAGTTCTCCTTATCGGTGGTGTTTTTAATGACGATAAAGTCTTTATACTTATCGTAGAGGTTAGTTAAGATTTTTATTACGGTTTGGTTTATTTTACTGTTATGGACATTTTGAGAGTCATTGTAAACAGTTTTAGATTCGAGTTTAGTGTCGGTTCTTTCCTTTCGTTCAGTTCTTTGTAATTTTTCTTCCATTTGTTCGTTTTCTAACTGTCTTATTCGGTCTAGAAAATTTAGGTTTGGAATGTATTGGTTTATAATATCTGCAATTTCTCTCATAGAGTCTAGGTCGTTTCTTCTGTGAAATTGGTCGAAAAGATTACTGGCAAAGGTGAATAAGGATTTTACGGAAGGGGCTCTATAACCGTATCTTTTACGGTGGGAGAAAAGGTAACGTAATGCTTTAATTTTTATGTAGGGTCTGGATGAGTAATCTTCAGGAAAATTATAAATAGAAAGTGCTAAAGCCATTCCGTCCAAAGAGTAATAACTTCCCATAGTAATTTCCATTTATCATATTAAAAGATTCCTTTGAAAAGAAAAATGAGTTTAAAATACGAAAAAGCTAAAGAGGCTGCTCGAGCATGGCATCACATGCTTGAAATAAAAAAAAAGGAAAATAAAGAACTACAAGCCGAATTAGAAAGGTGGAAAAAATTATCTAATGAATTACCAGATCAGTCAACTGTACAGGACTTGGAAAACGAAAATAAAAATCACATTAAAACTATAAAAACCTTGAAAAAACAACTTTCCGAAATAGAAGAAAAGTATAAGGATAAGATAGCCCTATTAGAAAGGGAAAAACTACTAGCAGAAGGACGTATACAACAGCTGGAAGAAGCTAGAAAAGATTTACAAGAACGTTATAGTGATTTAAAACAAGATTTCAGAGAGCAACAAAGGTGGGTGAGAAAGGAAAATGTTTAAATTCTAAAATGATTTTAATAATTTATTTTAGAATTTTTAGAAAAGATGGGAATTAAATCCTTAAGTAAGTTTTTACATGAAACTTGTCCAGAAATATTCGAACAGATCCATATCTCTGAATATCACTTCCGTCGAGTAGCTATCGACACGAGTCTCTATCTCTGTAACTACAAAGCTCAATACGCGGAAAAATGGTTAGGCGCATTTGTTAAGCTTGTCGCCTGTCTTCGAGAAAATGAAATTCACTGTGTCTTTATCTACGACTCTGGATTTCCACCGGAAAAGGAAGCAGAACAAAGGGAACGACGCGAACGGCGTGCCAAATTGGAACAGCGGGTACTTCGTTTAGAAGAAGCTATTGATAAGTATCATTCATCCGGAGAAATCGATAACATTCTTTTTGAATTTCAAGATAAACGAAGAATCGGACATACCAGTATGTTAAGGGTGAAAAGTATTAATATAAAGGGCATTGAATATGCTGTTCAAAAGTTAAGGAAACAGTTATTTACTATTACATCTCAGGACTTTGAAACTACTAAACGACTATTTGACGTGCTTAAAGTCCCTTACTTTCACGCTCCTTTAGAAGCAGAAACGATGTGTGCCGATTTGTGTATGCAAGGAAAAGTCGATGCTGTCTTAACGGAAGATACAGATGTGTTAGCGTATGGTGCAAATGTATTTTTAACAAAGCTTAACACAACGGATGGTACCTGTATGAGAATTAAGCATAGTGAGTTATTAGAGAAGGTAGGCTTATCGGCTGATGAATTTTTGGATTTCTGTATTATGTGTGGAACAGATTACAATAAGAACATTTTCCGCGTGGGACCTAGTAAGGCTTTAAAGCTTATTCAAACCCATAAGAGTATTGATAATCTTGGAATGGATGTCAGTATCTTAAACCATAAGAGAGTTCGGCAGTTATTTAGGAAATATAAGCGTAATGATGGAACGGTTCCTTATTGCGGCTTTCCAGATTTTGAGACACTACAGACTTTTCTTGTGCAAAAAAATGTGCATGTAGATACGGATAGTCTCAAGAAAAGCTTTATACATAATGTCATTGTATTTGAAGATGACGAAGAGAAAGATGAAGAGGAGAAAGGAGAGGAAGAGAAAGGAAAAGAAGAAGAGGAAGAGGTAATAATTTTGGAAGATGACTAATAAGAAACTATATTACAATTTTTTAAAGAAATTGTAATATAAATAAATGTACTCTAACGTTACGAAATATTTAGGCTTAAAACATGAAGAAAAAGCACCTTTACTAACAGGAAATAGCCCTTATTACGAAGCCATTGCAGAAAACTACACAGATGACGCAAATACCATTGATATAGACTGGAAGACAAAACAACTTCAAACTTCCAATCCTTATGTATGGGGACCTGCGTTCTGGTTAAGCTTTCATGTCAGCGCCGCTTATTACCCAGTCAATCCTAGTAAAATAGTTAGTGAAAGAATGAAACAACGTATCCTAGCTATACCTTACGAACTTCCTTGTTCTAATTGCCGTCCACATGCTATTTCCTTTATAGAACCCTATAGGGTTCTAGTCTCTAAAGATAGAGATGGTCTGGACGTGGTCGTTAGTTCCCGTGAAAATTTAGTTAAATTCTATGTAGATTTTCATAACTATGTTAACAAGAGATTTGGCAAGAAACAATGGTCTTACAAAGAGGCCGAAGATGCCTATTCTGGAAAAGCTAATGTAAATTACCTCAGTTATAGACGTAAGTAAAAATGTTTATTATAATTTTTATAATAAAATGACTACAGTTACAGATTTTTATAAAAAAGATTGTGATGGCGTAGAGAAAGAATATTGCAAATGTAGACCATCTAGGTTTCCAGACCATCAAGAGTTATGTGGGTTTTCTAACCATCTTTTAGTTACAGATATAAATAAAAAAGAAAAATTATTAAAACAGTTTGGGTATAGTTTGCCACCTGATAAAATACAAGAAGCAAAAGCTTATATAGAGGAATTTCCTATTTATATATTGAAAAAAGGCACTATTTTATGTCATACAACACACGAAGAAGGAACATTTATTATCGATGATAAAAACTCAAAGATTCAAATAAGCAATGACCCACTTTGGTGGACAAAATATTATGTTGGACAGAAAAAATATAACGGAGGATGGTTTACATATGAAACTGGTTATGGAGGGCCACCTTTTGGATTGTATTTATACTATTATATAGAGAAAGATATTCCTTTACTATTTGTTCCTAATTATAGAGCATATTTACACAAATATAAAAATTCATATCTTCCCGAAGGAAGTGCATTCTATAAGTATGAATATACCAAGCTATATAGCGGTAGTCATCTTGTTAAAGGACCACGTAATTGGCGAGAAAAAGGGTTTCCAGAAATTAAAGAAAAGTATTACGCAGATGAATTTACAGCTAGACTAGTCAGTCTTGGATTTCCAGGATATATAAGCTGTGATGAGTGTGAAATTTTTCTAACCCACAAGACCATGAAAAAAGCTATGTATGACAGACCTTCTAGAGCAAGAGTTAGTGCAGGCTATCTAAATCAACGGGTTCTAGATAATATATGTACTATATTTGAAAAAGATAAGAAAAAATGTTCTCTTCGTATTACAGAAGATAATGATCGAGACGAAGAAAAAGTTTTCAATATCTGGAATTTAAAGGCTATATCAGGGGACGAAACAGAACCAAAAATGTTTGTAACCAAAGATAAGAATAAATATTGGCGGATAAATGGAATATTACATAGAAAAAATGACCCTGCTATAGAACTGGCCAATGGTAGAAAAGAATGGTATTTTCTTGGAGAACGACACAGGGATGCTGATTTACCCGCCGTTATTGACGTCGTTGAAGGTATCAAAGAATGGTGGAAACATGGAAAAAGACACAGGGATGGTTTACCCGCTATAGAATATAAGAATGGTCGTAAAGAATGGTGGGAAAAAGGAAAATTTATCCGTATGGAAGGCATTCTAGAAAATTGAATTTTACCTATTATTTTTTACCCTCTTTTAAGATGTCTCTTAACAGAGCCAAAATTATTATCCTTGGCGATTCAGGTGTAGGTAAAAGTAGTTTTGTTCACCGACTTGGCACAGGCCATTTTACCCATCAATACATCCCCACTCTAGGGCTTGAATTATCCCCTCTCCCTTTCCATACAAACAAAGGCAGAATTGTACTTGATGTATGGGATATCAGCGGTAGGTTTAAAGAAAACTTAGAGAAAGACTACCTTCAAGGGGCTAAGGGTATCTTGATTATGTATGATGTATCAGACCGAACTACCTATAACAATCTAGAATACTGGTACTCCCTTGTCAAAGACCTCAATGTACCTATTGTAGTATGTGGAAATAAAGTAGATGTCAGGAATAGAGAAGTCCGTCCTCGAGACATTACATTTCACCGAGAAAAAGGGGTACACTACTATGATATTTCTAGTAGGTCAAACTACAACTATGAAAAGCCCTTTCTCTACCTTATGAGAAAGATTTTTGGGGAAGATACAAATATGGAAGAATTGCCAGATTATGAAGATTTATAATTTTATAATATTTTTTATATTATAAAATGGTTAGAAAATTACCGAGAAACATGGATAATCCTATTGATACGATTTTACTTGATATCGCCGAGTACTGTTGTCCTTTCTTTAAAAGATTAGGATTCACACCTAACGGCATAACAACTCTTTCTCTGATTTTTGGAGTATTAGCTGTGTATTATCTATACAAAGGGTGTGTTATGACCTTTGGAGTATTATATTTTATATCTTATTTTTTCGACTGTATGGATGGTCATTTCGCTAGAAAATACAAAATGGTAACTAAATACGGAGATCTATACGATCACGTAAAAGATCTTCTCGTTGTAATACTTATCTTTTCCGTTGTTATGTATCGCAATTTCTCATGCTCATTTAAGAATATTCTAATCGCATCCATCTTATTATCTATACTAGTCATACTAATAAATGTTCATATGGGATGCCAAGAAACAATATACGATAAAGATAATGTCAAAAACGAATCTCACACTCTAGATTGGACAAAGAAATTATGCCCATCTCCTGATTTTATCTACATCTCCAGATTCTTTGGTTGCGGAACCATTATAATATTATTAATAGCCATAATTATATGGATAGAAAAGAAAAATAAGTTATGCCATATAAAGTCCAATCTATCTACCTGTAGATAACTTCACAACTCTCTTTAACTCCTCACTCATCCTATCACAATTACCATACTTCAACACATGAGAAATAACCGTCAACGTTTTTCCAAGATAATTTTTCCCTTTTTCTCCCGTTCCTCCATCTCCACCATCACCCCAAACACTATCTCTAGTTGTATGCTCAACTAAAAGAGCATTGTCAGGTATAGCGGTTATTTTAGCACGCAAATCTGGTTGATTAAACTTTGCAAATAAAGCTTTAATCATCACCCTAACTTTAACCTCTTCCCAATCAGAACGCATTCTCACATCCTTATAATCAATCACTACATCATTTAATAGTCTCTGATCTGTTTTCTTATTAATTTTCCATTTTCCATTTTCCACCATACATATGCTTTTTTTGAGTACCTAAACATTTCACCTTCATAGGCGAATCTGCCTCTTTGATAATATTAGAATACTCATACCCTTTCTCATCTGTATTACGAAATTTCATAGCCTGAAAATATTGCTCTGTATTTTGCCATATTTCTCCATCAATCACCAAGGGTTTAGTAGGGTAGAAATTAGACCCCCACCCAAACTCATCCTTAGGTTCGTAAAACTGTAGATATCTTATCATTTATCTTTTCGCTAAAGATAAATAATAAAAACAATTTAGATATAACTCTCAAACAACTTTGTAAACGTATTATCGTTATTTTTAAAATATTCCCTATCGACCGGAATCAACCCTCTCTTATCAGCTTCGGTTTCCCAAAGATGGACACCAAAACTATCCCCTAAACTCTCCGATATATCTTCCGAAAAAAATCGGAAATCATTGTACAGAAAAGGCAAAAATACCCTTCTATCCAATATCGAAATAAGTTCCTTATTCTTTTCCGCTAATCTATTCGGAGCCACTACCGATAGACCTCCCCAATAATCCTTATCCTCTCCATACCTATTTTCATACTCATATATCCACTTTTGGAGAAAAGGATTATCCTTTCTTGACACTATAAAACAATTACACAACTTTTCCGACGACTCTCTACACATCACTGTAAACTCCTCGTACATATTCCTATCTCCCTTATTCTCATACAACGGCTTAACTACACTCCCATCTATCGGCTTTAACGAAAGCAAATCCAAATCCATATACACCCCTCCTATCTTTTCTAATATATTTACCCTCATTAAATCCGCCTGATGCTGCTTATAATATATGCCTCTCCCATTTACATACCCTGGTATAGTAGTCTTTATCACTGTACAATACTCTTTAGCCTTATCCCACCAGTCATTTTCCACAGGCTCTCTGTCATTGTATAAAAATATCCTATCTGGTTTCTGAACAACAAAACACGTTTTAATAGCCAGAAAATGTGTCATGTTAAACTTCATGCCTCCAGCTATATAAATAAAGTGGAAAAAACGAGGAACCCTATCATGCGTCTCATTTCTACAAGGATGATTATCCAACTCCTTCAAAAAATTATTATATGAAAATTTTTCATCTATATATAATTTCGCATATCTCCCATTATCAGTTATTCTTTCCCTATGACATTCCGGAAAACTATTCCTACTCATCAACTTTTTCCAAGTCTCATACGACTCCTCATACTTACCGTTATAATAGGAAAAAATCACATAATCATCTAATATCTTCCACTCATACAAAAAATTCTGCACATAAGTTCCATTTTTAGGAACCGGAAGATCTAGTATAAGCTCATATAACCTTGTTTTACACTCCTTATCTTGCATTCGCGAAATAGCCTCTACCACATGTTCCGCTCGTTCTGGATATTCTCTCGACACTTCAAGTGTCTTATCCATAACTTTTTCCAACTCTATAGTCCTTATTATACACACATAACAGTAGTAATTTCGGTCCCTGTCATTCCCTAAATGCCTGGTATATAGTCTACAAAGACTAGGAAAATGGTTTTTAAACATAGGCGCATAAGAATTCCAATCTCCAAACTGAATGACCTCTCTATGTACACATTTTTCCGTCTCAAACGGCAACGTCTCTAACAATTCGGGATTACACTCTGAACAATAAGGAAGAATACCTTCTTGGTAAAGATACGATTTACCCGTTGTTAAAGGGTCAAAAAATGACCCTAATTCCAAAAAAGTAATATCAGGTCTTTTAGAAAACCATTCGTAAACTAACACACGTCCTAACGGTCCACACGCCAAAACGACAACATCACCTTTGCGGAAAGAAAGGTAAAGATATTTTACCTCTTCAAAACAAGACCACGCATCTGTATTCGGTACTTTATAGATAAAGTAGGGTTTGAAAGGTAGATTTTCTGTTTTGGCGTTTTCCGAACAAACATATACAACACGAGACAGATTTTTTAACAATCCACACGTCTTATTTACATTACTGTTAATTAAGACGTTGGCTAATGTGAAGTTTTCTACTTCTTTACAATACTCTCTCATACTCGGATAACATTGACTACATGGCACGCCGACGTAGTAATTTTTCTGCCGATGAAAAAGAGCACTTTTTAATTTTTCAGACAAGAGTCTATGATTAGGTTGGAAACCTCTTGAAGCGATACCTTTTTCATCCCTTATCAAAGAAATCTCACCATCGTTAAACTTGGAAAAAGCGAATGGCGTTTTCTTCTCCAAAAGGGTAGCGAAAATATCCCAATCTGACATCATTTAAGCTCAAACAAATATGTTTTTAAAAGACATAAATTAAAAATGAAATGTTTAGCTTTCTAGAAGAAGAATATAAAATGTCCAAGAAAATAGAATTTACACCTTTGCAAGACGAAGCCTACCGTTATATGGTAGAAGGGAAAAATATATTTTTAACAGGACCCGCCGGTACAGGCAAATCACACGTTATTCATACCTATAAAAACCTCTATAAAAATCAGAAAAATATCGCTATCACCAGTACTACAGGTGTCTCTGCCGTTGTTATTGGTGGAACAACTCTATTTTCCTACCTCTCTATCGGCCTAGGAACTGGTTCTGTAGATGATTTGGTAGCCAAAATATCTAAATCTAGCAAAGCCAAACAACGATGGCTTTCCTTAGATGTTCTTGTCATCGACGAAGTGTCTATGCTGAGTGCTGAACTGTTCGATAAACTCGAGCAAATCGCTAGAATGATCAGAAGAAAACCTAGTAAACTACTAAAAGGGGAATCTATACCTGAACTCCCTTTTGGAGGAATTCAGCTAATTCTTTCTGGAGATTTTTTACAACTACCTGTTATCGGGGACGAAGCCAAATTCTGTTTCGAAGCAGAATCTTGGAATAGATGCATTGACCATACAGTAGAACTTTCCCAAAATATGAGACAAGGGGATAATGAGTTTCAAGAAATACTTTCCGAAATAAGGTACGGACAAGTTTCTAAACGGGCTAGAAAACTACTTGACTCAAGAATAGGAATAGAACTAAAAAATGACCTTGGTATTAAACCTACAAGAATCTTTACTACAAATGCATCGGTTGATAGTATGAATGAAAAAGAGCTGGATAAACTTTCTCAAAATAATGACTTTTATCAGTACGATATGGAAGTTTATTTTTACGAGTTTGTACAAGACCGTGTACAAGCTTTAGAAAAATACAGAAAAAGTTGTTTGGCACCAGACTGTTTACAGATTTGTGTCGGTGCACAAGTGATGTTACTATGTAATATGGATGTGGAAGCTGGTTTGGCGAATGGAAGTAGAGGTGTTGTTATCGCTTTTATCGAGGGAATGCCGGTTGTACGGTTTATGAATGGAGTAGAGCAGATAATCGATTTCTATAGTTGGGAAGTAGAAGAAGGTAAGAAAAAAGTTGTTCGTATTACGCAGATGCCTTTGAAATTAGCATGGGCTATAACAGCGCATAAAGGACAGTCGTTGACGCTTGATTATACAGAAGTGGATTTATCTAATATTTTTGCGTATGGACAAGCGTATGTAGCATTGTCGCGGGTTAAGAAACTAGATGGGATGAGTATAGTGGCTATAAACTATGATGGAATCAGAGCCCATCCAAAAGCGTTGGAATATTATAGAAAAAATAAATAGATTATTATAAATATGAATTGCGGTAAACCTTGTAAAAATCCAAAAAGCAGTTTAGTTTCAGTTTCCTGTCAGCCTTTAGAAAATAAAGTTCCATTGAAACAGAAAATAGCTATACATTCTATAAAATACATTCCAACGAAAACTCTGACTCATAAAATACTCAGAAAAATCACAGAAAATTGTTCTAAATGGAAGGAGAAAAAAAACGCTAAAAAGGACATTATAAGCTTCATTAAAGAGTACGATATAAATTGGAAAGAAGCTTCTAAATGTCAAGGTGTAAAAACCTTGGAAAAATGCGCTTCTAGATTTGAAACGAAAAACGACTTTTTTGCACGAGAAAGAGTCGGTATAAAGGTACAAGGTGTAGAAGATGAGAAAGTGATTGTTTCTCCCTGTGATTGTCGTTTAGTTATGTATGAAAAAATAAAAAAGGCAAAGGAATACTGGATAAAAGGGAGAGGCTTTACGGTGAAAAAATTATTAGGTGGACACTTTAGTGACCGGTTTGGTAAGATAATAGTGTGTAGGTTGGCTCCAGATGACTATCATAGGTTTCATTTTCCTATAGATTGTGTGTATATGGGATGTTATAAGATAGATGGAGAATATTACTCTGTAGATCCTCGTATTGTGAATAGTAAGATAGATGCATTTGGAGATAATAAGAGGGATGTGCATATGCTTTACAATCCTTTTTTGGGAAATGTTTTTTGTGTCGTTATTTCGGCTACATGTACAGGGTCTATAGAGACTGACTTGAAAGAAGGAGAAAGTTATAGGAAAGGGGAATTATTTGGAAAGTTTGGATTTGGAGGGTCGACAGTAGTTATTTTATTAGAGAAAGATATGGATATAAGATTATGTCAGAATTTCAAGAAAAATTCAGAGAAAGGTGTAGAGACTTATGTTAGGGTTGGGACATTTTTAGGAAAATGATTTTAAAAATAATTGTAAAATTATTTTTAACATGACGTATAAAGATACGATTATAAATTTACCTATTCTTCTTGCCTTTCTCTCTATTTTACACCTTCAGACTTTTTACGTAAATATTCCTGTATTGGTAGTTACCGTTGTAGATGAAGTAGTATTTCGTTATGTTTACTTTCTATTCTTCTCTAAAAGTCTTGTATCTATTCTAGTAAATGGGCTGTTATATGGATTATATGGATATGTTTGGGTTCCTGATATCATGTCATTTCTAGGTTATTTTTCGCTAGGAATTATTTTCTCATTTTCTAGTAAAAAGTATTCGATGTTAGAGCTCTGTTTACTCCGGTATACTATCAATTTACATTGTATACAAAAATAAATATTTATTTATATAAATATGGAAATTACAGAAGTTAGAGATAGTGGGCTACAAGTTCAAAGATATCAAAGAGAAGAAAAACAAATTTCTACAGAAATATTTCGTATTACAAAGCCTGTTATAGATCGGATTACTGCAAAAATACAAACTGATATTGAAAAAGATTATATATCAAACGATGAAATGCGTATTATTGCGATTGTTCAAGATTTTATTAGCAAATATGGAAATACGGAACAGATGGAAATATATCTAAATAGGTTTGACCAAGTTATGAAAAAATTAGATGATAATATTATCAGAAAGGCATTAGTTTTTAGAACTATGTTAGTAGAATCGATGGCAATAGTTCAAAAAGAAAAACTTGACATGGAAAGAACAGAAAGATTAGCCTTAATTAAAAAAGGAATAGATCCAGATGAGGTGAAAAAACAAGAACAAAAACTTAGTCGTCTTAGAAAAGAATCAATATTAGACTTTGTACAAGCTATAGCTCTTGCTAGTGGCGGTACTTATGCTATATCTAAATTTTCTGACCCACTTACACTTATACCACGATCTATGATATCATTTGGTAAATCATTAAGCTCGTTAGAAATAAGTCCTACCCAAAATGAAGGCCTTTTATCTAGTATATTTAACGCTGCATACACTGCAACCAATTTTTTAACTGGTAATCTTGGAAGTGCTAGTACTAAAGTAGGTGAAAGTGCAGAAAGCTCATATTTTGGAGCTTTATTTTTAACTGGATTTATTTTGTTTATATTTTTCGCTATTTTCACACGTATAATGAGAATTGGAGAATTACGTATTGGTTATATTCGAGTTGGATTTAAACGAACATCTAGAAAGTCCGCTAGAAAATCTAGAAAGTCCCCTGGAAAGCTTAGAAAGTCCCCTGGAAAGCTTAGAAAGTCCGCTAGAAAACCTAGAAAGTCCGCTAGAAAACCTAGAAAGTCCGCTAGAAAACCTAGAAAGTCCCCTGGAAAGCTTAGAAAGTCCGCTAGAAAACCTAGAAAGTCCACTAGAAAACCTAGAAAGTCCGCAAAACCTAGAAAGTCCACTAGAAAGCTTAGAAAGTCCGCTAAACCTAAACGTCGTTCACGTTAAAATTGATTTTATATTGTATTTAACGAAATCTAAATACAATATGTCCACAATCTTACTTTTATTTTTTTGGATTTCACAATCCTATCTTACGGTAACTATCACTAATATTTTTTGGAAATTTTGCATATTTCCAGAAAGTGTATCAAATGAGATTGCAAGAGACTTCTTTGGCTATCTAACACTATTTAGCTTGCTCACTTTTCTCTTTATCCGTTCATTACCGCTTCATTTTTTTAACACCTGAATCTCTAAACAAGATATCAAAAAGTGTATTAGGTTTAGGTTTAGGTTTAGGTTCATCTCCCAAATCAGACTCACATGCCTGGCATTTTTTAAGTGTTTTTGGATTAAATACAGAACAGACTGGACATTCTTTATAATCGCTCTTATCTATTTTTTTAGTCTTTTCTATTATATTTATTTCAAGCAGTGGAGAGTGTCTGAAACTATCGTAACATCTCTTAATAATCAGCTGTTTACATTTTTCACTAGTTACTTCCCCTTTTAACGACTGTAACGCACAATCAGCACAGTCTTCTTCATTCCAGATAACTCCAAGTTTTTCAGAATAAAATGCCTTTTCTCTATCCGAAATAACAAACTTTATTTTTGACACTTTCTTACTGTTAAAATTTCTAAACATATCCTTAAAATAGTCTACTATTCCTTCGTAATATAACGATAATTCTTTATCTACTCCAAAATCTTTGTCTGTTTGATTAACGAAAAACATGCCTGGAAGATCTTTATAGTAATTATAATACACCTCAAATGACTTATTATTTCCTATGTAAATATCCATATGGGTCATCTTCTTCTGATTTAGCTGCAAAAGTAATTTACAACCTAAAAGTATACTTCTTAATCCTCTTATATCTAGACATATAAATTTTTTAAGTTCTGGAGAGAGAATTTTTCGTATTTCTCGCGCTTTTTCAATATTACCTTTTTTCTCCTCTACAGAGTATGTAGACCATGTATAAAAAAGCAACTTTTGCCAGAGAGTTAAATGTTCTGAATTACGATATGTAGGATCTTTAGAAAAATTCTTTATCCGTTCCATTTATATTTTAAAAATTATTTTTTTAATAAATGGAAAGACTGGGTAATGTAATAGATGTTATTTACAATAATTATCCATGTGTAGGAACATTTGTAGATAATAATAATGTCATATTAGCTACAACAGTTAATGCATGTGAGCTAATTCTCCGTTCTAAAAGATGGATAGATTATCTGAGAAACGAAAACAGTCCTTTGATTAAAAGGTACAAAGATAGTATACAAAAATACGATGCAATTATACCAAACTATATGGAATTTTTATCTAGAATACAAATTGTAAAGGATAAATTAACTCTCAATGAGTCTATAAATGACGAGGATAAAAATGCAGTAATAGAATTAGCACGTTCATTAGGGATTGCTATGAAAGGAAGTATAAGAAGACTAAATGTGGATACTATTAAGTCTTTATTAGAAAGAATTAAAGAAGAGTTAGATATAAAGGGATTTAAAGTATCTGCAGTCACGATGTTACATACAGATCCTGTTATTAGGGATACTTTTAGGAAATTTTTACATACTTATTTAGGACAGACTTGTTATATCTCCCCAGAAGATATTAAGATGAATGAAAATTATAAAGAAATTATTAGATTAGCAGGAGAACAAGATATATTTAGCAATATGAATATAGGGCCTGGATATATCAATGCTTTAATCGATGATAATTTAGCTATTTCTTTTCCTGGATTATATAAAAATTCAGAAGGAAAAATTGTTAAAGTTGATATTGGAGATGATGTTGTTCCTTACAAAACTGTAGAATGGGATAAACGTCCAGAATTTCCTAAATACGCTATGATTTGGGTATTACGAAAGTCAGATTACTTAGTAACAAACTTTATTTCAGCTAAAAGAGGATTTGATACACGCGAAGGCGTTCCCGATCGTGATGTATACGGGCAATTAATCTGTAGTGATAGAAGCATTCGGTCATCTGGAATGGGAAAACTTCTACTTGTCGCAACTATTTTAATGGCTTATCAATATAAAGTTAATTATGTTTTTATCCAAGCATTTCAAGGTGTTCTTGGCGTTCAAAGTCCATTGTACAATCGCATGGGATTTAACTTTGATTTTAGCGAAGAACTTCTCGGTAGAAAGACCGCTTTTTATCAATGGTCTCTTGTAGATGAAAATGAATTAGATAAATTACACAAAAAGTATATTGAAGAAAGACCCTCTCGAAGTATTTTAGATACAGAATTTCTTTCTAAGAAAGCAAAACATTTGACCTTTCTTCAGCCGATGTGGTTAAATGTAAAAGAATACGATACACGTTATGCTTGTAATCTCTTATTTACTAGTGGGTTTGACTATCATACAGGAAAAGCAGGTCCTATGGGCCCAAGTAGATCATGGTTTGATATTCCACTTCGTGCTTTAGGATTAGGGGGAGCTAAAACAGATTCTACACCTCCTCTTATTCCTATGGATGAAGAACGCAGAAGAGATGGAGAACAATGTGATGAAGACTCTCAATGTTTATCAGATTTTTGTCCTTACCGCAAATGCACTCCTTACCCTTATAATGAAAAGCGTCATCTACTACTACCTGATATGAAAAAATATGTAGAAAAGTTAGACGCTCGTAAAGAACGTGAGATAGCTATACTAGGATATATTGAGAATAAGATAGAGACTGCTAAAACACAAGAGGAAATAGCTATGGCAGAAAAAAATGTAGCTGAACTAATTGAGAGTCAGAAAAAACACGCTAAACTTTCTCCACAACAAGAAGCTGAATTTTCTAAACGATTACAAGAGTATAAACAACTAGGGACAAAAGATAAATTAAAAAAGATATTCTATTTATTAGTCAAGGGCTTGTTTGGAAAATAAAGTATATCATATTTCATATTTTCTAAAAATTATAATTTAGAAAACTTACAAATGTTCTTGTCGACTTGCAAAAATCATCTTGTCGACTTGCAAAAAATCCAGAAATAATAGGGCTTATAAAAAATATTTTACACACATTTTTTGTGTGTAAAAAATATATTTTTTAGAATTTTTTATTTTTTCAAAAACAAACTGATAACACCTTGAAATTATTTTTTCTACATTTTTGTAACTGATAAAAAATAATATAAAAAATGGTATAAAATGGTTACCATTACGATATATTTAAACTTATTCTCTCCTTAAAATAAAAAATATTTTTCCCATTTCTAAAAATGATATTTAAAATTTTGTCGTCATTTTATAAAACGAAATGACGACAAAAAAATGTTCTCAATGTAAACGTAATCTCGACCTTATTCACTTTACTTATAAAGATAAATCTCACTCTTCATGTCTTAGCTGTTCTAAAAAAAGAAGAAAAAGACAATTATGCCGTTGTGGAAAGAAAAGACCCCTTTTTAACTTTGAAGGGGAAAATAAAGCCCTTTGCTGTTCTGAATGTAAAGACGCTGGAATGGTCAATATTAAAGATAAAAAATGCCGTTGTGGAAAGAAAATTCCCTCTTTCAACTTTGAAGGGGAAACTAAACCTATTTGCTGTTCGGAATGCAAAGAACCTGGAATGGTCGATATCAAACATGAAAAATGCCGTTGTGGAAAGAAACAACCCGTTTACAACTTTGAAGGGGAAAATAAACCCGTTTGCTGTTCTGATTGTAAAGAATCTGGAATGGTCGATATAATAACTAAAAAATGCCGTTGTGGAAAGAAACAACCCGTTTACAACTTTGAAGGGGAAAATAAAGCCCTTTGCTGTTCTGAATGTAAAGACGCTGGAATGGTCAATATTAAAGATAAAAAATGCCGTTGTGGAAAGAAACAACCCGTTTACAACTTTGAAGGGGAAACTAAACCTATTTGCTGTTCAGAATGTAAAGAACCTGGAATGGTCAATATTAAAGATAAAAAATGCCGTTGTGGAAAGAAAATACCCTATTTCAACTTTGAAGGGGAAAATAAACCCGTATGCTGTTCAGAATGTAAAGAAGTTGGCATGGTCAATATTAAAGATAAAAAATGCCGTTGTGGAAAGAAACAACCCGCTTTCAACTTTGAAGGGGAAGATAAAGCCGTTTGCTGTTCAGAATGTAAAAAGCCTGGAATGGTAGATATCAAAAATAAAAAATGCCGATGTGGAAAGAAAATACCCACTTACAACTTTGAAGGGGGAACAAAAGCCGTTTGCTGTTCGGAATGCATACAAGATGGAATGATAGATATCAAACATAAAAAATGCCGGTGTGGAACAAGGGCATCGTATGGATATCCTCAAAATTTGCCTAAAGCGTGTGTACAACATAAAGAAGAAGGTATGATTTCCAAACCTAGGGCACGGTGTTTGAAAAAGTCTTGTAAAAATCCTGCAGAGTATGGAGTTCAAAGGCCAATCCATTGCGAAACTCATAAGGATGAGAATGATATAAATTTAGTAGAACGTAAATGTGTTAGATGTGATAGGATTGATATTCTTACCGAAGAGAATGTGTGTATAAATTTTTGTCTCAAAGATGAGGAGTATAAGATGTATCAAAAGAGGCAGAAACTGAAAGAAAGTAGGGTGTATAAGCTTCTTTTAGAAAATGTAGGGGAGCCTGATAGTTATAATAAGATGATAGATAGTAAATGTGGGAAAGACAGTGGTGATAAGCCTGATTTTATTTATGAGTGCAAGACGCATATGGTAGTGATAGAAGTAGATGAAAATCAGCATCGTGGATATTGTCAGGAAGGGGAGATGAATAGGATGCGAAATATATTTTTTGCGTATGAAGGAGTTCCGGTAGTTGTGATTAGATATAATCCAGATAGTTTTATATATGATGGAAAGAAGAATAGTGTTCCTGTCGCAAAGAAAGAAGATGTATTTTTAAGATGGGTGAAGAAGGCGATAGAAGAGAAGCCAAAGTATCATATGAGTGTGGTGTATCTTTTTTACGATGGTTATAAAGATACAGTTAAAGATTTTGAGGAAATAGATCCGTATAGTAATTTACTGTTTGGATGTGAGTGTGGCGATCAGTTTTATATATATTCTAAATTTGAAGAGCATGGTAAAGAATGTATATGGGAGTGAAACTATATTTTCGTGAAAATAATAAAGTTCTTTGTAGTAGAAATATTAAATAAATTATTATATTCAAATTCTTTTATAGCATTTTTAACACCAGAACAGTTATCATCTATGTAAAATATAATTTTTCCGTTAGGTACCATATTATTTTTAAAACATTCGAAAGTGTTTTTAGCACCTAAGTATGTACCTGTATCACTATATACAAAACAAAATAGTAAGGAATGTTCTAGAAAAGTTTGTGGAAAAATTCCTTCTTTATACAAAACATTATCACTATTAATATTTTGCTTTACTTTTTCTAATTGACATGTAAACTCTCCGTTAATATGTTTATCACCTTTGTCCAAAGATGACTCTACAATGCCTTGAAATGTATCATAACAATAATGAGTTTTATTTAAAACATTCTTTATGAGTTTAGAAGTCATCCCTTCGTATACTCCAACTTCTGCTGTTACCCCCCCCTCAATTTTAGCACATGATAGAATCTGTTCGTATAGTATCTTGGCTGTATCGTAATCTAAAATACTATTTTTACAAATATCTTTCCAATATAAATTAAACATATATATTTTATAGAAAATATATAATTTTTCTAAAAGTTTGCAAAACATCTTTGTCATCTTTCAAATCTCCAACTTGCAAAAATGTAGAAAAGAAGGGGTTTATAAAAAATATTTTACACACAAAATTTTGTGTGTAAAAAAAAGAATTTCAGAAATTTTTAAAAATTTTAAAAACAAGGTGAGAGAAAGGTGAAGTTGAAATTTTTCGCAAAAATAAGAAAAAATTATATGGAAAAAATATCCATATCATGATATTTTTTTCCATATTTTTCCATATCACAATTTAAATAAACTTATTTGAAAAAAATATGGAAAAAAATTCCATATTTAAAAAACTATTACATATTATAAATGTCTCATAAATGTGAATTTTGCACCAAGGAATTTACTGCTAGATATAGTTTATTGTATCATCAAAGAACTGCAAAATACTGTCTTGCAAAAAGAGGATTAGTTAATGATAAAACTATATGCAAAATATGTAATAGAAATTTTTCCGAAAAAAGACAGCTTAATAAACACGAAGAAAAATGTAATTTAGAAAGTCGTTATGAAGAGCAGAAAATGTCGAATCAAAAACAAAGAGAAATTATTATTAAATTATCGACAATGTTAAAAGAGAAAAATGACCTTATTTCTAAATATG